ACGCTCGGACTATTCGGCCTGCACAACATGGGGCGTGTTCTATAAGCCAGATTCTCTTGGGATAAATAGAGCAAACATCATTTTGCTCAATGCGTTCAAGTCTCGCATGGAGTTTCCAGAGTTAAAGCAGCGGGCGATGCAGGAATACAAAGAATGGAACCCAGATACCCTGGTGGTTGAGGCAAAAGCGGCAGGAAGTCCCCTCATTTTTGAGCTTCGTGCAATGGGCATACCCGTGCAAGAATTTACGCCCACTAAAGGTAACGACAAGATAGCCCGGTTAAACTCGGTGGCTGATATATTTGCGTCGGGAATGGTGTGGGTTCCCAACACCAGTTGGGCGGAAGAACTTGTGGAAGAAGTTGCAAGTTTCCCGTCTGGCGAACACGACGACATGGTGGACTCTATGTCACAAGCACTTATACGTTATAGACGCGGTGGCTTTATTAGGCTAGAGTCCGATGAAGAAGATGAACCACGGCAATTTCGCAGAAAAGAACCGTACTATTAAGGATCAGACATGGCAACAAACATCGACAAAGCACTGTACCAAGCACCACAAGGCTTAGAAGCCCTGATGGGAGAGCCGATGCTTGAGATTGAAATGGAGCCTGAGATTGAAATCACTGAGTTAGAGATTTCTATTATCCCAGAGAAATTAGAAGGCGGCGATGAGTTTGATGCTAACTTGGCTGAGTTCTTAGATGAGAGCGTGCTTGAGGAACTTGCCAGTGAGTTAGCCAGTGACTTTGACGATGACATTGGTAGCCGCAAAGACTGGATGCAGACTTATGTAGATGGTCTAGAACTCTTGGGGATGAAGATCGAAGAGCGCACCGAGCCATGGGAGGGTGCGTGTGGTGTGTATCACCCCTTGCTCTCAGAAGCTCTGGTTAAGTTCCAAGCCGAGACAATGATGAGTAGTTTCCCTGGTGCTGGGCCGGTGAAGACTCAGATCATTGGTAAAGAAACACCAGAGAAAAAAGCGGCTTCTGTTCGTGTGCAAGAGGACATGAACTACCAGTTGACCGATGTAATGACTGAGTTTCGCCCAGAACACGAGCGCATGCTGTGGGGCTTGGGTTTGTCTGGTAATGCGTTTAAGAAAGTCTATTACGACCCGCACATGGAGCGTCAGATCTCCCTGTTTGTACCGGCAGAAGACTTGGTTGTGCCATATGGTGCAAGTAATTTAGAGACGTCTGAACGTGTTACCCATGTAATGCGTAAAACAGAAAATGAGCTACGCCGCCTACAAGTGGCTGGTTTTTATCGTGATATTGACTTAGGTGATCCAGACAATGTGCTGGACGAAGTTGAGAAGAAAATTGCGGAGAAGATGGGCTTTAGAGCCACAACTGACAGCCGCTACAAACTTCTTGAGATGAGCGTTGATCTTGACTTGCCCGGGTACGAGCACGAAGAAGATGGCAAACTAACAGGTATTAAACTGCCGTACATTGTGACCGTTGAAAAAGGGTCAAACAAAGTTTTGGCCGTGCGCCGTAACTGGGAGGAAAGCGATGAGACCTATCAAAAACGCCAACACTATGTACATTACGGCTACGTTCCCGGGTTTGGTTTCTACTGTTTTGGCCTCATCCACCTCATTGGGGCTTTTGCTAAGTCAGGCACTTCTCTTATTCGTCAGCTTGTTGATGCTGGTACTCTAAGTAACTTGCCCGGTGGCTTTAAGGCTCGGGGCCTGCGAGTTAAAGGAGATGACACTCCAATTTCTCCTGGCGAGTGGAGAGATGTGGACGTGCCTAGCGGTACGATTCGTGATAACTTATTGCCGCTTCCGTACAAAGAACCTAGCCAGACATTGATGGCATTACTGGGTCAGATTGTGGATGAGGGACGTCGGTTTGCAAATACCGCTGATCTTCAGATCAGTGATATGTCTGCTAACTCTCCCGTTGGTACAACACTGGCTATTCTGGAACGTACGTTAAAAGTGATGAGTGCTGTGCAAGCACGTATTCACTACTCAATGAAGCAAGAGCTAAAACTCTTAAAAAATATCATTGCTGCGTATACGCCGGAAGAATACGAATATCAACCCACTGAAGGTTCACGTAGAGCTAAGCGCAGTGACTACGATGATGTGTACGTTATTCCAGTCAGCGATCCCAATGCGTCAACCATGGCGCAAAAGATTGTGCAATACCAAGCAGTAATGCAGTTAGCACAGCAGTCACCCCAGCTTTACAACATGCCACTTTTGCATCGTCAGATGCTTGACGTATTGGGTATTAAAGAAGCGGCAAAGCTCGTGCCAATGGAAGAGGACCAGAAGCCTACCGACCCAGTGTCAGAGAATCAGAATGTGTTGATGATGAAGCCAGTCAAGGCGTTCATGTATCAGGATCACCAGTCACACATCATGGTTCACATGTCGGCTATGCAAGATCCCAAGATCATGTCCCTCTTGCAAAACAACCCGATGGCTCAGCAGTTACAAGCTGCAATGATGTCGCACATTAATGAGCACTTAGGTTTTGAGTATCGCAAACAAATTGAGTTGCAGTTGGGTATGAGCTTGCCTCCACAAAAAGACGAGTCAGGCGAAGATATCAACATGGATCCAGAAGTCGAAGCGCGTTTGGCTCCCCTACTGGCACAAGCGTCACAGCGCCTGTTGGCTTCTAACATGCAACAGGCCGCACAACAGCAAGCCGCGCAACAAGCTCAAGATCCGTTGGTTCAGTTGCAACAACAAGAGTTGCAGATCAAGCAAGGTGACTTGCAGCGCAAGGTGACTAAGGATCAGACTGATGCGGCGCTCAAACAAGAGCAGTTGAAGATTGATACACTTAAAACTGTGACGCAGATGCAGAACGACAAACAAGAGAGCATGTTGAACCTTGGCGTAGATGTGCTCAAACATTTGTCAAACACACATCAGGCTAGCGCAGGTCAAGAGCGTGACCATTTACACAGTGGACTACAAACAGTCTTAAATAAGAAACGCGACAACTAAGGAAGAGTAATGGACATTATTGAAGTACTGGTAAAGCAATCTGACGAGAAGGTTGCTCAACTCAGAGACTACTTGGCCGAGGGCCGAGCAGAAAACTTTGAGGAGTACAAGAAACTCTGTGGTGAGATCAAGGGTCTACTCACTGCACGAGGGTACGCACTAGACCTGCAACAAACCATGGAGAACGCGGATGACTAGTTCCATCCTGTTGGCTACAGACGCCAACAACCCGCAAGTTGTCGGAGCCTACAACTTCACTGCCACCGCAGAGGAGAAAGGCAAACAACTACCCAAGCCATCTGGCTATCGAATTCTTTGTGCCATTCCAGAAGCGGAGAAAGAGTTTGAAGATAGCGAGATTGGTTTAATCAAAGCAGACGAAACCATGCGCAATGAAGAGACACTCACAACTGTTCTTTTTGTTGTCGATATGGGCCCAGACTGCTACAAAGACCCTGCACGCTTCCCAAATGGCGCGTATTGTCAAAAAGGCGATTTCGTTCTTGTGCGTCCTCATGCGGGTACCCGCTTGGTGATTCATGGTCGAGAGTTCCGTATCATTAATGATGACTCCGTAGAGGCTATTGTTGATGATCCCCGTGGTATTAAACGCAAATAAAGGAGTACAAAATGCCTGAATTTGACAATGACGAATTTAAGTTTCCTGATGAAGCTAAGGGTAAACCCGAAGACAAAGAACCTGAGTTTGAGTACGAGGTAGAAGACGATACCCCTGCTCAGGATCGTGGCCGTGAGCCAATGCCTAAACCTCTAGTTGAAGAACTAGAGAAAGATGAGCTTGATAAATATGACGATGAAGTCAAAAACAAGCTTAAACAGATGCGTAAAGTTTGGCACGATGAGCGCCGTGAGAAAGAATCTGCTCAACGTGAACAGCAAGAAACTTTAAACGTTGCACAACGCCTGTTGCAAGAAAACAAACGTATTAAAAATATTCTCTCAAATGGGGAAAAAGAATACGTTGCTACAGTGCAGAACGCCGCCAACATGGAGTTGGAAATGGCAAAGAGGGCATACCGTGAAGCGTATGACGCCGGTGATACTGACAAGATCATTGAGGCGCAACAGTCTTTACAAAATGCCAATTACAAGATAATGCAGGTAAAAAACTTTAAGTTACCCCCTTTACAAGAGGAACAATTTGAAGTACAACCGCGTCAAGAGCAACGACAATCTGTTCCTAAGCCCGACAATAAGGCTGAAGATTGGCAGACCCGCAATTCGTGGTTTGGTCAAAACAGAGGGATGACCGCTTACGCTTTGGGTGTTCATGAAGACCTAAAAGACAACGGAGTTCCAGTCGGTTCGGAGGAATATTATTCGGAACTGGACAAAACAATCCGACAAAGGTTTCCAGAGGTCTTCCAAGGCCAACAGAGATCAAATGAATCAACGGCTAGAACAAGACCTAGCACGGTGGTAGCCCCGGTAGCTCGAAGTACATCTCCAAACAAGGTGAAACTTAGACAAAGCCAGTTGAATACGATTAAAAAATTAGGAATTACTCCCGAACAATACGTGAAAGAGTTCCTAAAAGTGGAGGCCCAAAATGGCTGAAAATAGACTTACAAGAGAGTTAGAAACACGTGCGGTACAAGAGCGTCCTAAGCAGTGGATGCTCCCTGATATGTTGCCCGAGCCCGACAAACAGGCTGGCTACAACTACCGTTGGATTCGTGTCTCAACGTTAAACGCTGCTGACCCACGTAACTTATCGGCCAAACTCCGAGAAGGTTGGGAGCCCGTTGCACTTGAGGAACAACCCAAATTTAGACTGTTAGCTGATCCCAATAGCCGCTACCGCGACAACGTTGAGATTGGTGGATTGTTACTTTGCAAAACTCCTACTGATTTTGTTGCACAGCGAACCCAACACTTCGCTAAACAAACTCAAGCGCAGACAGATGCTGTAGATAACAGTTTTATGCGTCAAAGCGATGTGCGGATGCCACTCTTCCAAGAGCGTAAATCTTCGTCTAGCTTTGGCAAAGGTACTTAAATTTTTATAGGAGTCTTAAATGGCTTATCCTACAGTCTCGGCCCCTTACGGTCTAAAGCCTGTAAACCTAATAGGTGGACAGGTATTTGCAGGCGCAACCCGCCTGATGCAAATTGCTAGTGGCTATGCTACT